ATAACATGGGTATAGTACTTCCAACTAAAAAAGTAAAAGCTGATAGAGTTAATCCTAAAAGATTAATTATCTATTCTAAGCCTAAAACTGGTAAGACAAGTGCATTTGCTGGTCTTGAGGGTAATTTGATTATTGACTTAGAAAATGGTGCAGACTATGTTGAAGCCATTAAAGTAAAAGCAAATAATCTACAAGAGCTCAAGGAGATTGGTAAAGCAATTAAAGAAGCAGACTATCCATATAAGTATGTTACAATTGATACTGTGACAGCTTTGGAGGATATGGTTATGCCGCTTGCAATTAACCTATATAAACAAACACCAATGGGTAAGAATTATTCTGGAGACAGTATACTTACTTTACCAAATGGTGCAGGTTACTTATATGTTAGGCAAGCATTCTTTCAAGTTTTAGATTTTATTGATACATTAGCACCCCAAATTATTTTATCTGGTCATATTAAAGACAAGCAGGTAGATGATAAAGGTGAGATGGTTATGTCTGCAAACATTGATTTGACAGGTAAAATAAAATCTTTAATTTGTGCAAATGCAGATGCTATTGGTTATATGTTTAGAAGAGGTGAACAAACTATTCTAAGCTTTAAGACTAATGAAGAAGTGACTTGTGGTGCAAGACCTGAGCACTTAAGAAATGAAGAAATAGTAATTTCTGAAATGGTAAATGGTGAGCTAATAACTCACTGGGAAAAAGTATATAAATAATAAACAATAACAAAATGGGATTAAGTACAAAAGATCTAGTAAGTGAGAACAGTGGTGGTGGAATGGCAAAAACTATTGCACCGGGTAACCACTCATTAAAAATCAACAGTGTTGTGTTAGAGAACTTTCAATTTATTGATGGTGCTAAACATTTAATACTAAATGTTGAGACAGAACCAATTGATGGATTTGAAGGTTTTCTAGTTGATAAAGATGATGAAAGCAAAGGAAAGTATAAGGGTCAGATTGGTAGAGTAAAAGCTAGTCAGTATGCATTTGCAGATGGGCAAACAAAGTCTGGGATTAAAATTCAAAGAGATAGATCTTTGATGATGTTCTTGGCTAACTTGTCTAAAGCAACTGGTATAATGAAATGGTTTGAAGAACAAGATAATAAATTTAACAGCATTGAGGAGTTTGTAAAGAACTTCAGTGACAATGCTCCACTTAAAGATAAGTATCTAGACTTCTGTGTTGCTGGTAAAGAATATGAGAACAAGTCTGGTTATACTGCATATGACATGTGGTTGCCAAAAGCAGAAAATAATAAGTATGCTTATGGTGAAGAAGGTTCTGATAGAATTCTTAAGTATGATGAGGCTAAGCACCTTAAGAAACTTGAGGTAAAACCAGTAGATAATTTTGGTGATGATGATGATGATTTTCCAACACCAGGAAAAACATCTTCTGACTTTAGTTTAGATTAACAACTCCTACATAATGGGGAGTTAGTCTAGCTCCCCTTATGTACTAAATTGGGTTGCTATGATTTCTACAAAAAACTTAATATGTGATTTAGCTGATGTTCCAAGAGAATGGGCATTTGAACACTATCTAAACCTTACAGAAAAACTTACAGGCCAAGATATTAAAATGAAGTCAGTGTTTAATACACGGGAGAAGACACCTTCTATGTGTATTTATATTGACAGAAATAATATCTACAAGTTTAAAGATTTTTCTTCAGGTATGGGTGGTGATGCAATAAGCCTTGTCCAAAGTTTATTTAATCTACCCACTAGAGGTTCCGCAAGTTATAAGATAATTGAAGACTATAACCAGTATGTTTTAACTAATGGTTGTAACACAATAAGGTCTTATAAACAACACAGTAAATTTAAGGTTACTGATTATGAGATGCGGCACTGGAATACTCTTGATCAAAAATATTGGATGGGATTTCACATTGGTTCTAGATTATTATCTAGATATAATGTTGTTCCATTAGAATATTATATAATGACAAAGACAGATGAAAATGATGTTGTGTCAAGTATAACTATCAGGGGTAATTATATCTATGGGTATTTTAGGGAGGACGGGACACTCTATAAAATCTATCAGCCAAAGGTTAAAGAAAGTAAATTTATCAAGGTAAGAGATTATATACAAGGTACAGAACAATTAGTATTTGATAAACCTTATTTGATTATAACATCTTCCCTTAAAGATTTGATGGCATATCAGAAACTAAAGATTAGTAATTCAGAAGCAATTGCACCAGACAGTGAGAATACTATGATACCTGAGAACATAATGAATAACATTAGTCCTAAGTATCAGAAAGTATGTGTGTTGTTTGATAATGATGAGGCTGGTATAAAAGCTGCTGAGAAATATAAATCTAAGTATGGTTTTAATTATGTTATTCTTGATCTTGAGAAAGATTTATCAGATGCTATTAAAGTACATGGTATAGACAAAGTAAGAGACAATCTTTTGCCATTACTAAAAAATGCAATACTATGAGTAAATGGTCATACCAAGGACAAGACTTTGAAAGCTCCATGATTCCAGAAGGAGCAGAAGGTTTTGTGTATGAAATGCAGGCTATAATAAACGGTAAACTTGTAAGGTATATTGGAAAGAAAAACTTTTATTCTGTTACAAAGAAGAGATTTGGCAAGAAAGCCTTGTCTTCTATGCAGGATAAGAGAGCTAAGAAATATACTATGCAAAAGAAACTTACCTATCTAGACTATTATAGTAGCAATGCTGTGTTGAAAGATGCACATAAAGCCGGGATAGAAATTAGAAGATACATGCTCAAGATATGTTTCTCTAAAATGGAACTTACTTATTATGAGACTAAGTTTCAGTTTGTTAGAGGTGTATTAGAGAGTGATGAATTCTTAAATGGTAATATCCTAGGCAGGTTTTACAAATTCAAATAATTATGACAGAACAAGAATTAACACAAACCTTGATCCAGTTAGCGGATCTGGGGGTTACTGGAATTAGAATAAATTATGAAGGTGGAGGAGATAGTGGTTGTATAGAAGATATATTTTATACAGACAAAGAAGGTGTTTCACTTGGAGAAGTTCAGAATTTACCTTGGGATTCTAAAAACTTAAAGGCACTAAATAATGAACTTGCAATAAATATAGAAAACTTTACTACAGATACAATTCTTGATACCATAGAAGATTGGTGGAATAATGAGGGTGGTAGTGGTACATTGTCTATACTAGTTCCTTCAGGAGAATATAATGTAGAAAATAACATCAGAAGAATTGATTATGATGAGTTTGTACATGTGGGTAATTTATTTAGAAAAACAGAAGACTAATGTCACATCCTTGGGAACATGCAAAATCCTCTGCTAGAAAATGGGGAGGTAAACCAGAAGAATACATGATATATCATGAATGGTTTGATGAAACAAAAGCTTGGATAGGACATTCTAAACATAGAATGTTCAGACACCACAGTGAAGGTATATTTGAGATGGAGAGCATCTTTGGAGTAAGCTTTGTAAATAGTGATAACAGAGTTGTATACACAAGATATGTTGGTGAGCAACATGTTAAAGAAGATTGCAATGGTTATATTCCAAGTGCTAAAGAGTGGGTTGATAATATAAATACACCTACAGAGTGGATGATTAAAACTTTAAAGATTGAGGACTGATGGAAGAAGAAAAAGTATTTACCCTTAAAGAATATCTACAAGTTATAGATAATGCATATGCTACAGGTAAAGCAAAAGTATCTGTAGAAGAAAAAGAAGAGATGATTAATCATATAAAAACATCTGCAAAAAATTGGGCAAAAATAGTTAGCAATAAAATTGAAGACTGATGATTTTAACAAAAGATGAAGTAAGGAATCTGATTGGAATGCTAAGATCTCCAGACAAAGACAATAGACTTGTAGCTTTTAAGATAATAGAAGATATAAATCTTAAAAAATATGTTGGAGAGATAATGGTAATGTATAAATATGGTGAGTATAACTTGAGTAGTTGGGAACAAGACTGTAAACCTGCACATGAGTTTATAGTAGAGAGAATTGAGAAGTTCAATGGATATTGGGAAAGTAAACTAATCTCCGGAGAAATACTTGCACTAATGACAGCAAATAAATCTAGTAAACAATCAATAGAATTATTCTTAGAATATTTTATTAGAGACATGACTAAGATATTAGATGCTATGGGGTATCCCACGGATAAATTTGAGTTAGATATAAAACTAAAACAAGATGGACAAACAACAGAGTCTTAGTAAAATTAGTAAAGAGCTGATGTTGAAAGAGCCCTATTATGGGTTCTTTCTCATTATGCTCAAT